ATGAAAAGTATTGAAAGTTGGCAAACTGAAAAAGACGACAACAAAGAAATTGATGTTGTGATGGGCAAAAATATAGTATTAAGTTCTGAAATAGAAAAAATAAGGTTAAGGCTTGAGAACAAGTTAAGATTATTCTTTAACGAATGGTTTTTACATAGGAATGAAGGTATTTATTGGATTAAAAGAAATGAAAATAACAGACATATAGGAAACTTGCTGGAAAAGTTTAATATTGAAACTCAAGTAAAGGAAACGATTTTGGCAGATGAAGATGTGGCAGAAATAACAAAGTTTGAAAGTGATTTTAAAAATGGAACTGGAAATTATAATTTTGATGTTGAAATATTGTTAAAAAATGGAAAAACTTTAGTAATTTAGGAAAGGAGGAATAATGGATTTTGGAGTAACGGATACAGGATTTGTATTAAAAAGTTTTTCAGATATTATGAAAGATATAGAAAAACGGTATAAGGCAAGACTGCAGGACAATGAATATACTTTAGATTTTAATACTCCCGAAGATATTCATTCAGAAGCAATCGGATTTGAGTTATCAAAATTATGGGAAGTTTTTTTAGATTTTAACAATCAAATAAATCTAAATACAGCAACTGGAATATATTTAGACTATTTTGGAACTTTATTAAGAACTCCGCGAAACCCAGGAGCATATGCAGCTGGACAAGTAAAAATAACAGGAGAAAAGAATAGAGTTATACCAGCACAGACAATCATAAAATACGCTGAAAAAGAATACAGATTATTGTCTAATGTTGTATTGGATAAATTGGATAATAACGAATATTATGGAGTAGGCTTTATTCAAGCGGTTGAAATTGGAGATGAAAGCAATATTACAAGCGATGTTTCATTTACAACGGAATATAGCGGAGTCGCTAAAATTACAAATGATGTTGATGTAGTAGGTGGAGCTGATGACGAAAGTGACAGCCTTTACAGAGCAAGATTAAAAAGGAAACAGACTATCGAACAGACTGCAACACATTCGGCATTGTATAACGGATTTATGGCATTGGAAAATGTAAAAAATGTATTAATATTAGATCCTGAAACAGAGTCGGCAACAGAAGCTGGAACTATTAAAATATTTCTTGAAGGAACTCCTGATAACAAAATTTTTGAAACTATACTGGATTTAAAAGCGGATGGAATATTATCGCAGATTCTAACGCGCAAACGTTTGAAAAAAAAAATAAAAAGGGATATGTTTGAAAGAAAAATAACGTACAACATTATCAAATACAGCACGCTATTAATTAAAGTCGAAGTATTAGAAACAAAAAATTCTGATGAAAGAGATAATCGTTGGACACCGCAAATAAAGCAAGAGATATTAAACTATATTAATAATCTTAGGACAGGGGAATCTATTAGTTATCTAAAAACATATTCAGAAATTTTGGGAATTGACGACATAAGAAAAATTAATCTAAAAATGGGATTAACAGAATCTAGTGTTGCAATCCAAAATTTTGATAAAGTTTTCAACGTTCCTGTGGGTCAAAAATTTCAAATAAATGAAAATAATATCGAGGTGTTTTATGTATAAAGACAGTAAAGAGTATACAGATGAAATAATCAGCAAGTTTCCACACACATATGTACAAAAGAGATGGAGAAAGTAATAACTATTTTTTGCTAGAGCTTTATTTGGAAGAAATAAGGCAGGCAAGCAAAGGAATGTACGAACTATTGGAATCTTTGGATATTATGCAAGCAAAAGGATATGCTTTAGATAAATTCGGGACATCATTTAACATTGATAGAAATTTAAGAGAAAACGATGAAGAATACAGAAGAAGAATACTTGCTGAACTATCTAGAAAAAGTAAAAATTCTACTTTTGAAACAATAATAAGTGTATTGAAAATAATAATTGAAAATTATGAACAGAATGTATTTATTTTTGAAGAAGGTATTGTAAAAAGCAAAAATAATGAAAAAGATATAAATATAAAAAATGGGAACTTTAATGGAAAAAATGAGACACAGTATTTTGAAGAAAAAGCAGGGAGTATTTATATAGTTCTAAACAAAAGATTACCGACTTATGCAAAAAAAGGAATAATAAATATTTTGCTTGAAATAAGAGCAAAGGGTGTAGAAATAACAATAGATTTCAAATATAAAGTTCAGACAGCAAGCTATATTTCAAATTTAGCTTTTATCGGAACTACAAGAGTTTTAAAAGTAGAAGATGGATTTTATGACGAAATTTTACAACAAAAGAGTTATGAAAGCAATTTAGCTAGAATGAATGTTATTACACAGGAAGGGGTAAGATAAATGTTAAAAAAAATAAAAGATTGGATTGGTTCTAATTTAGACGTGTATAAAGTGGAGAGCGCAAGTGATGTTGGAACAGGACTTTATAGGCACATCTGGAAAGGGAGAGAAAATGCTACTCAAATTGGAACTACATTGAATGCTGAAATTATGAATAATCTGCAAAATAGCTTAGTTCACTCTATAAATGCAACAAAAACAACTGGATCTGGTACTGATTATTACATTTGCAATTTAGAAGGCTTGACAGAATTTGGATTAAATAATGACTTGAAATTAAGAATTACAGTAGATAATGCTAATACAAATGCAACAACAAAACTAAGATTAAATAATGTTGATTATACATTATTAAAAGAACAAAACGGAACTTTGAAACAAATAGAAGCTGGAGACATTCATATAAATAAAACATATGAATTAATTTATAACGGAAGTCAATTTGTAGTAATAAATCTATTCAAAAATTTTGAAAGTTCTTACTTGGATAACTGTATCAAAAAAACATACTATGCAACAGAAAATAAAGCTGGAATAGTGACGTTAGGAACTGCTGCAAATACAGCTCTAGAGGAAAAAGACTTGCTGAAATAATCGGACTAGAATTTGGAGGAAATTTACAGGATTATGTCAGAAAAGAAAAAGGAAAGTTCTATTATGACACTGCAAACAAAAAGTACTATGAATGCATAGAGAATAACAATCTTATGTATAATGATACTGCAAAATTTAGAGCGATAAGCAATAAATCAATTTCGGATAAGGTGGAAAATTTATTGGAAATCAGGCAAACGATTTCAGCCAGCAATCCAAATCTCGGGACGGTCAAATTTTTTCGATTAGGAAAAAGAGTTACTTTTTTCGTCTATTTTCAAAATTTGAGTGGTTTCGCCATGACTGACGGAACTAAAATTGCCGACTTCCAAGAAAATTTCTTTCCTGATGACTTTTTTCGCGAAACAGAACACGCGATCATGAACAGAAATAATGCTGGGGCAGAAAACGCGAGGTTAGTAATTCGTAGTGACGGAATTTATGTATATGGAGTAAATGGGAAAACTCACTACGAGCTGAAAGGGAGTTTGCACTATATTGCTAGGTAAAGATATTTAAATTAGGAGGAAAAGATTAATGAATGTTGTAATTTATGACAAGAAAAGTCTTGAAATAATAGCAAGACCAACAATCACAAATTTGGAAGAATTTAAGAATAATCCAGCTATATTTTATCCAGACTGGAATGAAGAAAACCACATCTGGAATGAATTGGAATATCAAAATCCGGTTCTCGAGAATGGAAGTTTGAGAGAATCAACAAAAGAGGAACTTTACAAAGCTGGAAAATACAATCTTGATGAAAATGAGCTGACAGAGGACGGAAAAATCAAGACAGTTGAATTATCTGAATTTGAATATATAGAAAACAATCAAATAAAGTATAAAAAAGAAGAAAAAATCGAGAAATTGAAACAGGAGCTTTACGAATTAAGAATCGAGAGGGAGAAAAAGCCTTTTGAGTTTGAAGTGGAAGGCACAAAGTATTTACAGGGCAACAGGACGATAGATCAAAGCAATATCACTAAAATATTATTTTCTTTAGTTCTAAGATTTATTCTCGGGTTAATGGGAAAAATTTCTAAAGGGCAGAAATTAGACTTTGCACAAGTTATGACCGACTTAATGTCGACAGAGTACAGCAATTGGAAATTTTACACCGAGAAAGGAACAGAAAAATATGTAAATGTAAGCGTTCAGAAATTCATAGAAATGTCTGAAATAATGAGAAAGCATACAACTGCTTCAATGGTCGCTGAAACAACATTATCACATAGTCTTTTAAATAAATCTATAGAAGAACTGAAAAAGTTTAATGCAGAAGCTGAATACAACAAACTTTTTGAAAATGAAATAAAGCAAGGTTAGGAGGTATTTTATGCAGCTTGAAAGAGATAAGCTTTATATATCATTTCATAAGCCAAAAAGCCTGATTGGATTTCTAATATCACTAAGGACATTAGGGAAATATAGCCATTGCGAATTTATCTATAACGACTATGTGTATCTCAGCAATCCAGGAGGGGTACGGATAAAGCCTTTTGTCTATAAGGGAAATATGGATATTTTTGAACTGGATAGCCATATTGAAATTCCAATTGTGCTGGAAGAGTTTAAAAAGTTAAAAGGCAAGGGCTACGATTATGGTGCAATATTCTTTAGCCAGTTGCTGGAGCTGGGAATTGAGCATAAGGACAGATACTTCTGTTCGGAGTTGTGCCTGCATCTGATTAACAAGGGACTGGA